ACTGCTAACGCATCTATCGCTGCTGGCGCTGAGATCCGCATCGTAGCACGTCCACAATTACAAGGGGCAGGCGTAGGTCAAGATGAAGGTCACGACCGTTACACTCAATACAACCATACGCAAATCATCGAGCGTTATGCTTCTGTATCTGGTACGCAACTAGCGGTTAATACACACAACGTAACTAACGAATTACAGTATCAAGTTGAATTACGTATGAAAGAATCAGCGCGCGAGCTTAACGATTGGTTGATTTATGGTCGTCGTATCGCAGGTGCGCCAGGAACACCGGCAATGACAGGCGGACTTCAATATTTCGCTAATAACGAAGGTTCATTCAAGAAAAATCTTAGCAACGCAGAAGTTTCGGCGAAAGCTCTTAACGACTCATTAGAAGAACTTTACAAACGTGGCGGTAGCGCTAATACACTTTTATGTAACACTGCAGCAGCTCGTCAAATCTCTAAATTAGCTGGTAGCACAATCCAAACTCAACGTGCTGATACTACTACTGGTCATCGTATCGAGACTTTCGTTTCTGACATGGTTGGCGGAAACTTAGTAACTCTAGTTGTTGACGTTAACATGCCTAAAGACAAAGTTATCGCATTCGATCGCAGCATTCTTTCTTTACACGCATTACAAGGACGCGGCTTATCTGATATGGACGCTAGCGTTGCAGGAGCAGACTTTGCAGCTCGTCAGATCCGCGGTGAGTACGGCGTAAAAGTTAAAAATGCTAAAGAAAAAATCGCAGTGTTAGAAGGCGTATCACCTACTATCTCATAATAACGGGCTACTTCGGTAGCCTTTTCTTTTTGTATCGAAAAGGAGGCGAAACAGAATGGCGAAATATCAAGCGACGCCTTTTTATGAAGTTCAAATTGATGAAAACAAAGCGGTTAAGTTTGACTTCTTCGGCGTTTATGAAACCGACGACAAAGTTGAGCTTGAAGCGTTAGATAAGCTAGTACCTACGTATATCAAATGCGTAGACGCGGAGGCCAAGCCGAAAGCAGCACGCAAAACCTCCGCAAAATAAATAAACGGAGGTGCTTTACGTGTGGAATTTAGTGGAAGCCAACGACTATATAAAATTTAACGCAATTGATAACGAAGATTTCCTCGACGCGGACGACGATCGCAAACAACTGTTACTCAACGTTAGCAAGCGCACAATCGACCGCAAGTTCAAAGATATCGAAATCCCCAACGAAGCCTATTACCTGTTTGGCGCTGCCCTCGGCGCAATCTTCAACGACACGAACAAAATGGCGCAGCAAGGCGTTGCTAGTTTCGGAGTTTCCGGCATTAACTTTACGTTCAAAGACGGCATTGGCTCGAAGAATGGCGCACCGGTAGATTTAGCGGGTTTCATTCCCGACGAAGTATACGAAATGCTGGGCGTTAGTCGAGCGCGAACCGTGAAATGGACGGTGTTGTAAATGGCGTTAGTTCCGATGAAGCAAACGGCAACCATTACTCGGCAAGGCGTAAAAGACGACTGGGGAAACGGAAGCGAACCGGTCGAATTTACGCTTAAATGTCGTGCTGAAGAAACGACGGCCACTGTACAAAACCAACTAGGCGAAGAATCCGTTTCGGACGTATCGTTCCTTTTCGATAAGTTACCGGACATACGTTATGACGACGAAATCAGTTATACGAATGAACTAGGCGTGACAGTCAAACGTACTCCGATAAAAATCAAACCGATTCGTATGCCGAATGGCAAAGCGACTCTGACGCAGGTGTATGTATAATGGCGCGCGACTTAGAGTTAGACCTAACCGGACTAATGCGGGCGTTACAAGGATTCGAGGATGAGGCGCAAAGATCGCTGCACGGCACAATGGACGAAATCAAGGACGACTGGGTTCAGAAATCTCGCGACGTAGCTCCGTTAGACGACGGAAACTTACGACGCCAAATTGACGGCACAGTAGAAGGGAACGGAGCCAATTCGAAAGTTATCGTAACTGGCAATGCGACAAACAGTTCACGCGGATATGGTCGATTTAATTACGGTTACTACTTACACGAAGAAGCGCCTAGCTCTACGAATCTGTCAACGCAAGGTACAACGTTAAAGTTTCTCGACGAACCGGCGGAAGAACGCGAGGCGAAATGGATGCAGTGGCTTGAAAACGACCTACGTGACGCAGCTAGGCGAAGGGGGTTTTAATACGTGGTCTTAATCGATGAAATCAACGCGATATCAGACGTCATCAAAACGGACTTCCCTACGATGAAGGTGAATAAGCAGAACGTACCAGAGAAGCCGACTAAAGGCGAAATCTGCGTGCGTATCCAGCGAATGAACTCCGGCGTAGATACATCCGCAAGCTACGTATTGAATCGCGAATATCAAATAGTTTACTTCGGTCTTAACAACGTTGATTTACTAACGAAAATTGACGTGCTGACAGACCGATTCAACAACGCAATAAAGATACCGATTGAAGGGACTCGCTACTTAACCGTCGAGTCTCTTTCTTTTTCTCAACCGTTTAAGACGGCGGACAATCTTGACGCAGTAATTGGCGTTTTAGTCGGAACGACGCGTAAAGGCGCAACTCCGAAAGATGTGGCTCCGACTATTCAACGCGTTGAGATTAAAACAACCGCAGACTACGCGCAGTGGGGACGGATAGATGGCTCGTTAACACCGGACGATACTTCGGACGACATGACGATGAGTGAAGTCGAGTCCTTTAGAATGCGCGATTTAGAAGGCGGAAAGTTCCTATAAAACGATAAGGAGTGATTCGATGGCAGCTCAATGGGATCCAACGAATTTACCGATTCGCCCAGGTTTGTATGTCAATTTCGAAGAAGCGGCAATCGCTCAGATTAACGGCGGCGACCGCGGAATCGTAGCAATGCCTTTATTTACGTATACAGGCGGATCAGCTACAGCGAAACAATTCTACACAGTTGAGAACGAGACGGACGCAGTTACTTTATTCGGTTCTGCTAACGTACAGCCGATTAAGTTTGCGCTTCAAGCAGGCGCAGCAGAAGTTTTAGTTTATACGATGCCAGCAACGCCAGCGGACGCAGATTTCGTTGCAATGCGAAACGCATTCGAAGCACGCCCGTTCAATGTATTCGTTTATCCGAAAGGTGCGACGGATGCACAAGAAGACAGCACGCTTACTTGGTGTAAAACAAATGCGGGCGAAGGTAAGCATTTTATGGTCGTGTTCGGCAGCGATGCAACTACGGACTTAGATCCGACACTAGGTAACGCTCGCTCAGCACGATTGGAAGACGATTATTCCGTTAACCTCATCGTAGGCGGAAACGTTTCCGGAATTAATTACCCATCGCGAGAGTATGCGCCTTATATCGCAGGTCTTATCGCAGGTAAGCAGATTAACCAATCGATTACTTACGCGGTCCTTCCGATTGACGACGTTACTAAACGCTTACGTAACAGCGAAATCAAAGCAGCGCTTCAAGCGGGCTCATTAGTTATTTCGCATGACGGCGAGAAAGCGAAAATCGAACAAGGCTTAACGACGAGCGGAAAGAAAATCCGTTCTATTCGTGCGCGCCAAGCAATTTCGACTGACCTTGCGAAAGCAGCACGCGATAGCTTTATCGGTCAACTTTCGAATAACGAAGCTGGACAGGTCGCTTTAATCGCAGCTATTACAGCGTACTTAGAGACGCTTGAAAACGAAGATGTATTAATTCTTCCGGATGAAGACGACACGCCTGCAGTTCGCCTAGATCCAACGAAAGAGTCAGTCGGCGACGCAGTGTTCTTACTTATCAGTTATACCGAAGTCGATTCGATGGAACGCATCTTCATTAACATTCAACTTTAAAAGGAGGCGGCTTAATTGTTAGATGCTACTAAAACTATCAACGGCTCATTCTGCAA